CGGCAAGAGCATAGAGGACGCTGGCCTGTACGCCACATACCTGCTCAACCCCGACCTCGTCGTCAAGGCCGACGCCTCACCGGAGTGGATTCCACCGATTCGCCCTATGCATCGCATCTTCAGGCTCAGGGACTTGGATGAACTCAGGGGCTTCACAGGCAGTTGGGTCGTCTCCAAGTGGTACGACGGAGACAGGATAGTCCTGACCAAGAAGAAGAACAGGGTGAGGGCGTTCGACGAGGACGGCGGTCAGAGGGCCATACCCGACTGGGCCAAGACCGGCGTCAAGAAACTCGGCGAGAAGGACTGCACCTTGGACGGAATCCTCGGTAAGGACACCCTCCATATCATAGACATACTCCACTACGACGGCACCGACATCATGGATATGAACGTCAGAGAGAGGTTCAAGGTGCTCAGAGGCCAGTACGACAGCCACGAGCAGGTGCTCATATCAGGTCCGCATGACACCCGCTTCACCGACGAGGAGGGTCTGGAGGATGCAGTCAAGACGCTGCAGTCCGAGCACAGGACCCTCCTTCTCAGGGACGGCAAGAGCACATACATGCGCGGTGAGAGGAGGCATCCCAAGTGGGTGGTGCTGAGACCCAACAGGGACATCAACCTCATCGTGCTCGACAGGAGGGGCGAAGGCCCCTACACATACAGGCTCGGTGCGGGCCCGCTGCTGGACGGGGAGGGTCTAGGCGACAGAGCGGTCGACCACGACGGCAAGGTGTATCTCGACGCCGGCACGGTCTCGAGCCCCAAGCCCTTCGAGGAGGGTAATATAGTACGCGTGAGGTTCTCAGGCATCAAGAGGCAGAGGAAGGGCGGTCGTGACATATTCACAATCAACCCGTCGAAGTTGGTCGGCGAGGGAGAGGGAGAGTCCAGCGTGTCGATGGAGACGCTGTCGCTGCTCGCCAAGAGTTTCCCACCCGTCCACCTCACACACGGCATAGACATAGAGGACAGAGCGATAGTGGTCACCCTCCCCACGGAGAGCCAAGTCACCTACACCCTCGAGAAGAGCAGCCTAGGACACTGGGTGCACTCGCCGACAACTCCTCTCTCGGACATGGGCATGGATACTTACAGCATAGAACTATCCGAGAGCCTCAAGCCGTTCTGGGGAGAGGTCGCCAGCATGATGCTGAAGGGCAAGATTGAGCGTCAGAAAGAAACGGAGAGCGAAGTACTCCCATCAGAGGAGCAGCAGGAGCACCACAGGCGCAAGGTGGAGAGCGAGAGCGCGGGCATAATCAAGCCCGGAGACAAGAACATCCTGCTCAAACCCAAGATGAAGAAGGCTCTGGAGGTCCTCGAGAGGGCTCTGGACGTGCTCGAGAAGGAGCAGATGTTCAACACCACAGGGGCCAAGGGTCTGGGCATCGACTTGGGCGGAGGGACAGAGAGCCCTAGGGGACCGACGAGACTGACCTCGGAGATGTCGCTCCCCGACTGGGACATGAAGGAGAGACCGGAGGAGGACCCGGAAGAGGAGTATCCGAAGGCGAGAGAACTCAGGAGAAGGAAGAAAGGCTCGCAGTCAAGCGATTCCGAGGAAGAAAGTAATCCAGAGCAGGAATAATGCATTGCCGCTTCATATATGTAGTATGACAGAACCAAGTGCGATACTGTGTTGTCACAACCACTACGTGCAACAGGGGAGTCAAATCTCCGGTTGCTCAAGGGTGGTGACCTCGTCGTCGCTGGATATGCCAGCGTCGAAGTGGTAGACAAGCAAGGCGACAAAATAACCAAGCAAGCACTCAAAGACGCATTCAAGAAATACATGGAGGACCCGAAATTCAGAAACGTGCAACTGGCGCATTCTAACATACAAGTCGGGGAAGTAATACCATCATACACTGATAACGAAGGGAGGTTCTGGAAAAGCGAGGTTGACGATGTCGGCATGTTTGTGGTAGTATCACTGCGAGACGACATCGAGAAAGCAAAGGAAGTCG